GCGCCTGATCCTAGTGTAATGCTGCCACCTCCAGATTCTCCAGCTCCAGAAACAGAGTATTGAGATACAGAAGATGGATTAGAAGCTAAAGATAATGTAGTATCTACACCACCAGCATTAGTATGTATTACTAATAAGTCTGCATCTGAAAAAAATTCAAATGGCACAGTAAACTGTGTTTGTGAACTAGTAGCAGTATATTGTATTCTAGCACTAGTATTTGATATAGTTATACTCATCTTAAAGCTTTTTTCTCAATTTCATCAAATAATGAATCCAAAAACCATACATTTTGAAATGGTAAAAGTCTACGCACATTTCTTGCTGTGTGATGGTTGTACTTACCTGTACCCCATGTCCAAGCAATATCTCCTATATTTGCAAGTTGACTAGCACTTGGACCAAGTACATCAGGTACAGGATTATTAAATAAATCTCTATATGTACCATATGGTTTTTTTGCTCCAAGCAAAGGTCTAAGACCTATTTCATTATTAGTTAATCTTTCTAGTGCATTGTTTACATCAGAAAATATACCACCTAATCCTGATCTATCAAATGCATCTACTAATTTTTGTCCTAATGGTTTTTTAGCATAGCTTCTATTAAATGCTCTTTGTCTAAATGCATCAACTGCTGCACCACTAGCTAATAGAAGTAACGCACCATTTAAGAAGTTTATATCTCTTTCTTGTAATCCTACCATCAACATTCTTTGTGTTGCTGCTAAACCAAATTTTTTAAACTGTAGTAATACTCCACCTAATTCTGTGTTTGCCCATAAAGGTACATCACCTTTTGATGGAGTAACAATATCTATTCTAGCTTGTTTACCTATTGCTGAATGATATACTTCTGCTGCTTTTATTGCTTCAGGTGTTTGATCCCATGATTCACTATTTGCTACTCTCATTAATTTATATTGATCACCAATACTTTTCCAAGAGTTAGCATTTTTACCATATCCATGTTTTTGATATTGTTTATATATTTCTTTTGCTACATCATCATCTATACCTAGTTTTCTAAGTCTAGCTAAATTTACTTTAGTAATTTTACCACCAGTAACTAGTGCTTCTATTGATTCTAATGTTCTTGCTCCATTAAACATACCAGCCATAGTTTTTACTGCTGTATTCCAAGGGTTAGATAAATTTAAAAATGTAAAGTATAAATTACCTACTGTACTCATACCTTGCTCAAATTTATTAAATACACCAAATGCATCGTCCATACCGTACATAGACATAGCTCTTTGACTTGTTGCCATATCAAGAGCTTCTCCACCAAGCTGTGTAGTATTTTTACTCATTCTAATTGTTTCTTTTGCATAACCATTTGTCATAACTTCTAATGACATTTTAAATGTTTTGGTAACACCATTAATCATAACTAATCTTGCTGTATCAACTGTTTGAGCTATACCAGTAAGCATAGTCATAGAATTATATAATTTACCTATTCTAATACCTCTGCTTAATGTTCTGTTTGGATCTTGTGGTAAACCATAAGTACCTCTTACTAATGCTATTGAGGCATCAAGATCATCTAATATTTCATCTCTTTCTTTAATTAATTTTTTTCTTTGTGATGCAGATGTTGCAGCTTCTATAGCTTCATCATATTCATCAGCTATTTGTTTCATACCTACTATATTACCTTTTTGGTAATTAGAGCCAAAACCCATAGGATCACCGAATACTTTTGTTATTTCAATATCAGGTATAGTTTGATTGTAATATAATCTTTGTAATATATTTATATCTTTTTCTATAAAACCAGCATCAGCTAAAATTCTATAGTCTACATTTAGATTTCTACTTTTAAATCTTGAAGATACTCTATCTACTTTATTCATTAATTGTAGTTCTAGTATTTCTCTATCAGCAGCTTTCATATTACTGTGTTTAGATAATAATTGTAATTTTTTACTTATGTTTTCAAATTCAATGTAAGGTTGATATTGTTTAAAACTTTCTACTATGTCATCTATTTCATCTTGTCTAATAGCTGGGTTTTTTGCTCTAAGAGCTTTTGCTAAAATTAATTTAAATTCATCAAAATTTGCAGTAATTCTATCTTTTTTAAATACTATATTTGTATAATTATCTCTTTTTAATGATCCATGTGTATTTACATATTCTAATTTTGATTCTAATTTTTCTAATTTAGTTTGTAATTCTACTTTTCTTTTATTATTTTTTGTTCTACCTATAAAAAATTTAAGTGCATCTATTTGATGTTCTATATATCTTTGTACTATTTTTAATTCATCATACTCTCCACCAATAGATTTATAAAATTGATCTAATCCTTTTGATGCTTCTATAACTTCATCATCAACATCTAATTTACCAAATCTATAATCCCATATTGCTTCTCTAAATTGTTTAGGAGACATAACTTGTTGATTGTTAGTAAATTTAGTGTCAAAGTTTCTTTCAACAAAGTTTTGTTTATTTGCACCATTTCTTTGTAAATATTTTGCATATGCAGCTTCTATTCTTTTTGTTGCTGCTAAAACAGTTGGAGTATATCTTTTGTATATATTTCTTTCTATGCTACCAGCAGTAACTTTACCAGTACCAGCAAAATTTTTAATTTGATATAGAGGTCCTTCTAATACATTTTCTATAAATTCTTGAGCATTACTTGATCCATTTTTTAAAACTCTAAACAAAGGATTAAATGGGCCATCTTCTCCAAATATACCCATACCAGTAGGTTGTATTTTATTTTCTGTTCTTAATGCATCTTCTGTTGGTACTTTAGTTCCTTGTGGACTTGCAGCTCCTACAGTATTTTTATTAAATATAACATCATCTGCTTCATCTAATGCATCTGCAAGATCGTCAAATTTTTTACCTGTACTTCTAGGAACAGCTGGAAACATAGCTGGTATTATAAAACCACCAGCAGTAATCAATGATGTTTCTGTCATTGATCTTTCATCAGTAAACATTCTTTTAGATAATTCTTCTGCTCCTACTATACCACCAAATGCTGTACCTCTTTTTAGTCTGCTGCCAGTAACTAAAAATTTACCAGCTTTAGTAAAAGGTAATATTGTAGAAGGATCAGTAAGACCACCTAGTATTCTACCAATAACATATGAAGGACTACCTTTTATTTTTTTTTGTTTTTCTTTAAATCTTTTAATTAAATCTGCTGTATGTTTTGCATTATTGCTATGCATAAAATTACCAATATAAGATTGTAGTTCAGTTCCTACTATTTGTGGATCAGCAAATATATTATATTCAGGTTTATATTCAAAAGCAGCATCTTCATTACTAAGAACTCTTGCAGCATATAATGTACCAAGTGCTAATAAGTTTTCATCTATAAAACCATATCCTAAATTTTGTGCAGTATTTTTTATATTTGCAAAAAAAGGAGTATCATCAACTGGTCTTATTTCTCTTTCAGTAAGAAATGATCTACCTCTACCTACTGTTACTTCAGGCATTAATCGTATTTAATTGAATTAGTATATTGACCTTGTGTCCAAGCCATAAGTAATTTAGCTCGTCTTTCGTTTCTATAAAAGATTCCTTTCATGTCATCTTCTATTGCAGCCAATCCATCATTATAAAGTTCACCCAACATAGTAACTTCTCTTGTTGCATATCTTGGATCATCTTTTCTTATAGCAGTACCATCTTCTGTATAAGCTGAAAACTTACCTAAATATTTTTCATCACCTGTTTTAATGTAATTAGCAGTAGCTTGTATAAATGAATCACCTATTAATCCTTGATATTGCATAGAAACAACTGCCATAAATAAATATGAATCTTTTACTCCAGTTATGTCTACTCCAGCATTTTTAAATTTTTGTGTTGCTATTTGTTTTGCTTCATTAATTTTAATGTTAAATACATCTATTGCATCTTTTTCAGTTATAGTTTCTTCCTGAGATATTAATTTTTCAATACTATATCCTTTATTTTTTAATGCATTTATTACAGTTTCGTTTTTTAATGATAAGCCCATACCTATTGTCCAATCACCATTACCAGCTTTAGTTTCATAGGCATTAGGTTTAAAAATCATATTTTCTTCTTCATCAAAAATATAATTATATAAGCTATCAGTATTTTTTATTCCTAATGCTTTATTAGATGTTTCTTGTTCGTTAATTCTTAATTGTATTTTAGCAGATTGATCTTTCCAGTTATCATGATTGTATTCAAAAAATGGTAAAGCATCTGCAATACTTTCTGCAACATCTTTACCAAACATAGTTATATCATTACCAAACTTAAACATATTATAATTTATAAATTCAGCTAATTCTTTTCTTGTTTCTCCCATACCTCTTTGTTCATATCCTTTTAATCTTTCTTCATATCCATCTGCCCATTCATCTATGTATGCTTGTTCTCTTATTTTATCAGGACTAGATTCTAAATAATCTGGTTTTGCTTCTCCAAAAATTACAGGAGCATAAGATGTGTCACTATAAGGATTGTCAATACTATAATATAATCCACTTCCATCAAAATCTGCTTTTATATGATATGTTGGTTGTGAATTGCTTGATCTTTCATCATATACAAATCTAATTTGTTTATTATCAATCATATCAAATAAATTATTAGTTTGTAAAAAATCTTCTGATATACCAAGTTCATTTCTTTGTAAATCACTCATACCCATAATTCTTTTTTGTATATTTTTTACCATATCAGTTTTTATTTCATCTTCTGTAAGATAATCACCATACTCTTGAAATATTGGATATTTAACTAAATCTACCATACTATTCGAATCCGTGTCCTGTGTTAGAAAGATCAGCCATAATAAAACGAATAACGTCATTTATATCTTGTGTTAATAAAAAGTTTGATCTTACTCTTATTCTGTCAGCAGTTATATTATTTGCTTTATAATAATTAACTAAATAATCTGGTAATACTTCTTGTATTTTTTCTATACCTAATTGTACATTTAAATCTGCTACTTCTTCAGCATTTACTGTAAAATATCTTAATAAAGGAAAATCTATTAATGGCTCTACTGTTTCACTAGGAGTTAAAGGTGCTATAGTTGATCCAAAGTTTACACTAAAAATACTTACTGTACTTTTTTCAATATAATCTTTCATTAATCCTGTTAATAATTCTTCATCAACATCATCTAATCTTAAATTAAATGCATTAATAACTTTATCTGCTTCATCATTTTGATATGCATTTCTTATTTCCCACCAATTTTTTACAAAATCATTTGACTGTATAAATGGTTGTGTTGTACCTTCTACTCTATCATAATAATTTTTATAATCTGCATAGAACTGTCCTAATAACATTTGAGTTTCTGGTGATACTCCATCAATTTTTAGTTCAAGTGGCATAGGTGTATTTTGTAAAACATTATACATTCCAGCTACTTGTATTAATGTATCTATATTAGCATCTACATTTAAGTTTAAACCAGCTCCACCTTCTCCTACATTTTCATTTATAAAATCAATTAGTGGCTGTGGAACTATACCCATATTTACAGTATAGTTTACCATAGCATCAAAATCTTCACTACCAACACCTGATGCAAAGTCATATTCAAAAGTTAAATCATTTGGCTCTTTACCAGTTAAAGTATAAATATGTTGATTTATAATTCCTGTTTTTATTTC